TGTTGATGACGCAAAAGGTTTGTTTAAAATACAAGATGCGGCATTTTTTAACGGCATCTATAAAGTTTTTATTTGCGAATCTAGATTTGAAGGCGGAGTGTTCTTACAAAATTTACAGATGGTAAGGATGAAAGCACAAGGCAAAGACGTTAAAGTGGAAAAAAATAGTTCATCAAAATCCGGCTTACAATCTAGACCTTATGATTGGTTCAACGATTTGGATCAGCCTAAAGCAGGAGGAACTGAAGTGTTGGGCACAAATGATACTGAAAATGTTACAAAAAAAGTGCCACACGTTAACCCAAGAATAAATCAAGTCAACAAGACAGGCATTGAGTATGATCCTGAAACAACCAAAATTATCGAAGATGCTAAAAAATATAGCAATCCTCGAATCAATCTTAGTAGTAAGGGCAGGATCAAAGGATTATAATATGTATAAAGGGGATTATATAATATGTCTGTAGTCAAAAGAAGTTCTTCAGCACCAGGGTCAATGCCCATTGACAAAAAGATACAGCAAAACCCAGGACCATATGTAGGATACATTAAGAACTCAGCAGACGTACTGCGTATGGGAAGGTTGGATGTGTGGATACCATCTCTCCATGGACCATACGATGAATCTTCTTTGGCCAATTCATCTCAAACTATCACCGTGAGATATTGTTCTCCCTTTGCAGGACAAACTCCATTGAGCGAAACAGGTTCCAACAATCCGCAGTTTTCTAATTCACAAAAATCATACGGGTTTTGGATGGTACCGCCGGATATAGATACAGCTGTTCTTGTTATATTTGCGAACGGAAGCAGGAACGAAGGATTTTGGATAGGGTGTGTTCCCGAACCATACATGAACCACATGGTTCCAGGCAAAGCAAGTTCTTCGGATTACGTTGGATCTGATGAGCAGATAGACAAGTATGATTCTCAATTAGGTTTGACGCACACTCCTGTAACAGAAGGTAACAGGAAAGCATTGAAATCTAGCGGTGCTCCATTAATACAAAATTCTAATTACACAGATGACAATGCAATCAAAACTCGACCAGTTCACGTGCCAGAGGCAGAATCTTTGATCAAACAAGGACTTGAAAAAGATCCTGTGAGAGGATACACTTCGTCGTCTGCAAGAAGAGAAACACCATCACAGGTGTTTGGGTTTTCGACTCCGGGCCCGATCGATTTTGATGGACAACAAACATCACCAAAAGAATCTATAAACAGACATGGAATAATTTACAGCGGCGGTGGCCCTAATCCCGGAGGCACTGCATCTAAAGTAGCTCATTCTAGACTTGGTGGACACACTTTTGTAATGGATGACGGAACACCGGCCAAAAAAGTTAATAACACTATTACCCAACCTATTACCAATGAATTGATAAGATTGAAAACTAGGAGTGGTGCACAATTGCTTTTACACAATTCGGAAAATTTATTGTACATCACTAATAACGATGGAACCACTTGGATCGAATTTACCGGGGATGGAAAGATTGACATCTATGCAAAAGATTCTGTCAGCATACACACAGAAAATGATTTTAATCTCCGTGCGGAGAGGGATATTAATTTAGAGTCGGGCAGGAATATTAATCTTAAATCCACCGGACAAAACACCGTAGGAAATCTAGTAAACTCTGATGACACATTCACTACAGGAAGAATTCATCTTGATGCATCTTCTAACATTGAGATGATAGCAGGATCTAACATCAATCAAAAAGCAGGAGTTGACTACAAGTTATACGCAGGATCAAACGGCAAGGTTGAAGTTGGCACAAACATAGATTTTTATGCTGGGACAGACTTTTTAGCAAATACAGGAAATGAAATACACATGAATACAGCGGGCAAAGTTAGTGCAGGCCATGTTCCTTCCAGTGTAGTACAACAGCTTACAACTTTTAAGAATGCAGGTGTAAATCAAACAAACTCTATAATGAAAAGAGTTCCTACAAAGGAACCATACGCCGAACACGAAAACATCAGACAAGAAAAGACTACGCCACAGATGACTGACAATCTTCGCATAGATGAAAGAGAAATCACTTAATGCCAAAGATAGTTAGAAAGGGTGATAGTTTAAGCACAGGACACGGTTGTGTGGGATCGACCACTCTGGACACTCCTAGCCAAGGAACGGTGTTTGCAGAAGGTATATTGGTGGCCAGGATAGGAGATCCAACGGTGGCACACCCATTCCCTCCAGATCCGCCTTGTAATCCACATATTTCGTCTTTGGGTGCTGGATCGGCCACGGTTTTTGTTCATGGCATAGGAGTGGGCAGGTTGAATGATGCCGCAGATGCAGGAGCAATGACTGGCAGTGCTTCTACGGTTTATGCAGGGGATTAAATATAACAAATGGCAATAGTTAATTTTCAAACATCACAAAAAGAATCTACCACAATACAAAATTCTAACGGCTCGCAAATTTTCAAAGGATTTTCAACACAGCAAGGCGAGTTTGCTGATCCTAAGTTATATGATATAGAATTAGTCAAGCAAGATCTGTTCAATCATTTCAACATACGCAAGGGAGAGAAACTAGAAAATCCCGAATTTGGCACTAACATTTGGCAATATCTCTTTGATCCACTAGATATTGATACAAAAAATGCTATAATAAGTGATATAGAAGATGTGGTAAACTATGATCCAAGGGTGACGCTGGATCAAGTTGACGTTAATCAATATGAACACGGAGTCCAAGTGAATGTGACCGTTGTGTACATAGGCTACGGCATCAAAGAACAAATGAATCTATTGTTTGATCAAACAGAAGGACTTTTGTCACAAGGGTCTACATATTACCAAGCAAATCTATAATAAAATTAAATACATACATTAAGATATCAATAAATATATCAAATGGCTGTAGATAATCGACAAAACACTTTATTAGCATCAACCGTTTGGCAAAAACTTTATAGAACGTTCAGTCAAACGGATTTCAAATCTTACGATTTTGACACAATCAGAAGGACACTAATTGATTACCTACAATTAAATTATCCAGAATCTTTTAATGATTACATAGATTCTTCTGAATTTATTGCTCTAGTCGATCTCATTGCTTATGTTGGACAATCGATTTCGTATAGGGTTGATCTAAACGCCAGAGAAAATTTTATTGACCTAGCAGAACGTAAAGAATCAGTTTTGCGATTGGCTAGACTTATATCATATCAGCCAAAAAGGAATATTTGTAGTTCAGGATATCTAAAAATACAATCTATCTCTACCACAGAAAGTGTTTTTGATTCCAATGGACAAAATCTGCAAAATACTCCTGTGCTATGGAATGATTTGACCAATGACAATTGGCAAGAACAATTCAGTGCTATCATGAATGCTTCTTTACCAAAAGAGCAGTTCATAGGAAAACCGCAGGCAAGCGAAACTATATCAGGAACTCCGACTCAATTGTATAGATTTAATTCTACAAATTTAGATACACCTATCTATCAATTTACTAGAAACATTAACGGCATCAGCATGCCTTTTGAAATTGTTCCTAGCAGTTTTTTAAACGAAACTTTTTTATATGAAGAAGCGCCTGTGCCCGGCAATGGATTATCTTTTATCTATAAAAATGATTCACGAGGATTTGGCTCGGCCAACACAGGATATTTTTTACACTTTAGACAAGGTGCTATAGGTAATCAAGATTTTAGTGTGACTAACACAGCACCTAACACTATCGTGAGCATTAATCAAAACAACATCAACAACTCGGACGTTTGGCTATTCAAATTAGACCAGAGTGGAGTGATTGAACAAAGATGGACCAAGGTTCCTGCAATAACAGGAAATAACATCATTTACAATTCATTATCTAATGACATAAGCAATCAATTTGCAGTGGTAACAAAAACAAATGATCAGATCAATCTAGTATTTTCAGATGGTGTATATGGAACATTGCCTAGAGGAAATTTTAGATGTGTGTATAGACAAAGCAACGGTTTAACTTATCAAATCCAACCAACCAATATGGCCAATGTAAGCATAGATGTTGAGTACTTGTCTAGATCAGGACAAGTAAACACACTAACGATAACTGCATCACTACAGACAACTGTTACAAATGCTTCTGCTTCACAAACAGTTAGCAATATTAAAACTTTAGCACCCCAATCGTTCTACACTAATAATAGAATGATCACCCCTGAAGATTATCAAATCACACCATTGATTGAAAATCCATCCATAGCGAAAATTAAATCACAAATGAGAACATCGTCAGGAATCAGTAGATTTTTGGATATTGTTGACCCAACTGGCGTCTACTCACAAACTGACATTGTCAGTGATGACGGAATAATTTATAGAGATGAAGAAACACAGACTTTTGACTTTCAATTTTCTAGCAGAGATGACGTAAGGAAAGTTGTAACTGGATCTCTGTCTGATGTGTTTGTGAGTGATTCTTTTAGGCAGTTTTATTACAAAAATTATACAAGAATTTCAGGCGGAGCAAACAGAACTTGGAATAATTCAACACAAACCACTAATAATTGCACGGGTTATTTTCTTGATAGTGGCCCGTTGAGTGTGGGCACACAAACAACTTCTAATTTAAGATACATTACTCCTAATGCTTTGGTAAAATTCACAGCACCTAGTGGATACCAGTTTATGGGCAATGGTGTGTTGATGTTAGGTGAGGCAAACCATCCTGGCGCTAAAGACGTGATATGGTCCAAAATTGTTTCTGTACAAGGTGATGGTTCTAATGGGGGACTCGGCAACTTAGGTAATGGTTCGGGGCCTATTGTATTAAATGACCTGGTGCCAACATCGTCCATACTCAGTGAAATAATTCCAGAATTCATAGACCACATAACTTCTGCTCTTGAAATTTCTATTATAGACAATGTAATGAATTATAAAAATTTTGGTCTGGGGTATGATTCCAGCAATCGAGAATGGTTTGTAATAGATGAGGACAATCTTAATACAGGAGATTTCAGTCTTGCTAATCAAAGAGATATATCAAACTCGCAGGCGGATTCTTCTTGGCTAGTTAGGTTTTCTACAAACGGTGTGAGCTACACGGTGTATCATAGATCTACAAAGTTTATTTTCCAATCTTATAATAGAAATAAATTTTATTTTGATGAATCTGTAAAGATTTTTGATCCTGAAACAGGCAAAACAATCAAAGATAAAATTCGTGTGTTGAAGACAAACACAGGCACAGACCTAGTGAACGGACTTGAATTCGACTATGATTGGCAAGTGTACAAGAATATAACCGGTGTTGATGGCTACAATGACACAAGGAAACTTCAGGTTGGATTCTTTGATACTGACGATGATGGCGTGGTAGATAATCCTGATTTGTTCACCCTTGTGGTAGGACCCAGCGTCAATTCAAATTACAAGTATGTGTATTTTGTCGATGTTGATAGAAGCGGATTCACCGAAAAAGATCCTGTATTAAGCAGTGAGTTTGTTTCGGTTCCCACAGAAGCGACTATTACAGATTATACAATCTACGCTGATGGTCAAAAATTTTACTTCAGCTCTGAGAACACTTTCAAACAATATAGTAGAACAACAAACACTCTGTCTGCAATCACAGGATATTCAGCATACATCGGCAGGGATAATTTGTTATACCAATACAAGCATGGAGCACCAAGAACTAGAAGAATAGATCCATCACCTTCCAACATTGTAGACATGTATGTAATCACAAAGGCTTATGATAATGAAATAAGAACATGGTTAAAAAAGAATCAATCTTATGATAGGCCATCTGCTCCAACAATCAATGATTTAGAAAATTCATACAGACAATCGTTAATACCATTTAAAAGTGTTTCGGATGAAATTATTTTTAACCCAGGCAAATACAAATTGTTGTTTGGTCCAGGAGCTGACTCTAATCTACAGGCAACATTCAAAATTGTTAAAAACCCAAACACGAATGCTAGTGATAATCAACTTAAATCTCAAGTGATCCAGTCAATTAATGATTACTTTTCTTTGGATCTTTGGGATTTTGCTGACACTTTTTATTTTACAGAATTGGCAGCCTTTTTACACAACCAACTAGCACCAGATGTATTGAGTATTGTTATTGTTCCTGCGATAGCAACAAGCGGGTTTGGTTCTTTGTTCCAAATCAGATCTGAAGACAATGAAATTTTGATTTCTTCTGCTACAGTAGACAATGTAGAAATAATAACTTCTATCACAGCAGAAAAACTCAAATCTACTGGTAATGTTGTAACATCAACATCGACGATTGATGCCACCGCCACTACTGGCTCTACAGTTACATCCACATCGACTAGTAGTTCTACAAGTAGTGGAGGTTACTATTAATGGTTAAAAGCACTAGACCCAGTTCAAATCTTTTACCTCAAATATTTCAAACTGAGAGTAACAAAAAGTTCCTTTCGTCTACTTTAGATCAACTTATCGAGCCATCGTCATTAGAAAAACTTTCTGCATTTGTGGGACGAAGATATCATCCAACTTATAGGACCAATGATGTCTATGTAAAAGAAGTTTCTAGTGAAAGACAAAATTATCAACTAGAGCCTTCTGTAACTTATCAGTCTGATGGCGAAAATGTTGACTTTATTGCGCCATACATAGATGTGGTCAATGAGATTGCAGCCCAAGGCGGCAACAAAAACAAACATGATAGACTTTGGTCTGAAGAACTTTATTCATATTCACCTCCGGTCGATCCAGACAAACTAGTAAATTTCAGAGAATATTATTGGTTGCAAAACGGTCCGGTATCCATATCTAGCTTGATAGGCAACCCCGGCAGTGAAATTACAATTAAAGTCACAAACCAAGATTTATCAGCATACAAGTTTAATCACAAAACTGAAAACAATCCTGATATAGTAGTTTACAAAGGAAACACTTATCATTTTGATATTGATGCTCCTGGATATAATTTTTATATAAAAACCCAATTTGGCACAGGAACTGATGACAAGTTTAGCAGTGATTATGTAACCAATAATGGTGCAGACTCGGGAGTGGTAACTTTGAAAGTTCCTTCGGCTGATTCGTCTACAACCAATCCCACCGTGTTGTTCTATCAATGTGAACATCATCAATCTATGCAAGGTAGGATAATTGTTAAAGATCTGTCCAATGAAGAATTTGACCCGGCAGAAAATTTGATCGGTGTTAACAAATTTATTGATTATACAGGTTTAGAATATAGTTCTGGTATGAAAATTAATTTTTCCGGCAATATAGTTTCATCATATGTGGGAAAATCTCATTACATCGAGCAGGTAGGCAAAGGAATAAAATTAGTAGAAGTAGATCAGTTACGGATCTATGAGGCTTTTGGTATAGACATAGGTGAAGTTTGGGACGAGGATGGAAATACGGGATGGGACACAACAGGATTCGACAACACAGAAGGAGTTAGTGTAAATCCTGATTATTGGACAATTAATCGTGCCTCCAAAGACAGAAATGCATGGTCTAGATCAAACAGATGGTTCCATATAGATGTAATTAGAAAAGCCAATGAAAAAAATAATTTCCAACAAACTGAAATTTCAGACACATTAAGAGCTAAAAGGCCGATCATTGAATTCAATCCAGATATTCAA